TAAAGAAGTCGATAGTGATAGACGATGCTTCCAAGCCCTTTACGAACTTGTGGCCTGAGTCACCCATTGCTGTTACTTCTAGTTCATCGAAGGTGCGGTTAAGTGTTACTGATGTGACATGGTTTGAGAGGTCAACCGAGTTAACAGTAACCACTACTCCATTATTTAGAAATACTGCCATTTGGTTTATTCCTCATCTTTCTTAGTTGCTGGTTTTGGTGCTGGTGCTGCTGGAGTTTGACCAATTTTGATCAGGAACTCCGCTTGCTCTTTTTCCCATTCATTCATGGTTTAACTCCAACTCGTTAGGACTGAGACTTGCATCGAACATGTTAAAAGATCGCCTGATGCAGCATTAAGAACGCTAGGTGCGCTCACATCTCCTACATTATAGACGATAGAGGAAGCAGATAACTTGTTAAACATAGCCACCAGCATTTCCTCAATTCCGTTTAGGTTGCCTTCATTATCGAGCAAAGGTACGAACACATTAAGATTAAAATTAGCAGTTGGGGCGATCGTGTTGTAACTGTTGTTATTTGGTGTCACATAAGGATCCGCCGGGCTTACCACGATGCTATTAGCGATAGGCGTAGAAATGAAAATACTGACCAAAGAGTGTTATCTACAAGTGCTGCGGCAATAGTGCCACGAAGGGTTGAGATCGCCGCCATGGTTAGCCAACCATCGAGCCGGGCGCTAAGTAAGGTGCAATTAACCCACGAACTCTGGCCACTAGGGTGTTAGACATGGTGAACGGACTTGGACTATATCCATCGACGGTCATGCCTTGGCCGCTTGGCGCTTGGCGCGCTTGCCAGATAGCAATAGCGATCATGAGGCTTGCTTCTTGGATCGCTGGGATCGTTGCATAGTCCACATAGGTGTCTGCGGCTGCTGAGCCATAAGGGTTAATTGGGTGGAACGGAGTTACCGCATTGTTGTTCCCAGTTATTGCGTAAGTAACTTCTTTACCGCTAACTGAGGTTAAAGTCTTATTGCCATTATGCTTGCTTCCGCAACCAGTTATGACTAAGGACTGACCAACATAAAAGACATCATCTACAGGCATCTCAAAGTAAGAAGTGCCGGTGCTTGCAGTATTGCTATGCCCGATAACTGGAGTCGTATTAGCCCATAGAAAAGGGATCAACACATTATCAGCAGCATCGCAGACGGACTGTAGGGTCGCGTCAGCGTAGAGAGTGCCAACGCCAAGGGCGGTGCGTAACTCTGCAACTGTTGTGTAAGACATTTAATCCTCTTTCTAAAGACTGGAGGGGTAAAAGGGCATTACCCCTCCAGCGACTTAGTGTGTTACTTGATTAGGCTGCGTTATTGAACTTGAATGCGCCTGCTGCTGCCTTAGTGGCGATAGCACCGTATCCGTAGTATCCAACTTCAACCTGACCTGTACCGACCTTATCAGCGCGAAGCTGTAGGCGTGGAGACTCGTACCAAGTGTATGAGTCGCGGTTAACTACAACGATAGAACCATCTGCAACGCCAGTTAGTGAGTAGTCAACATAGAGATCGAGTCCAAGGAGTGATCCGCGTAGAGACTGTGATACTGAACCTGCTGCGTTTTGTGGCTGTGATGCGATGAATAGTGGGCGGTTTTGTCCGTCAACCATTCCCATAATGTTTGACCATTGTGTAGGTGAAACGATTACGCTTTGTGCAAAGCGAAGCGTGTTTGTGTAGATAGAGTCTGAAGCGCGAGCAATAAAGCCAGCCATTTCAGCGCCGTCCCAAGGAAGTGTAATTGCTGTGCCATCTGCTGATGCGCCAGTCTGAATTGCTGTGCGTACTGCAACATTTGTTGCCTTAGCATAAGCATCTGCCATGAGGCTTTGCAATTCAGCAAAGAACGCAGGAGAAGTACGATCTAGAACTTCAACATCGAACAACTGCATTCCTGCATACTTCTTAACATCTACATCTAGGTATTCAATTTCAACCTGAGTATCTGAGAAGGCTGCCTTTTCTGCTGTTTCTGCAACTGTTGGTACTGCCTTAACGCGTGGGATCTGGAACTTAAATCCTGCATCTGGAAGTGTGCCTGATGAGATCGCGTCAATAGATGGTCGACCTGAGGTTGACTTGTTGTTGATAATTTCAGTCAGTTGACGAGTTGGTACGAGACCAGCCACATCTGTTGTATCTGTATCTGATGCTGCTGCTAGGTACTGACGAGCATTCTCATCACCTAGTGATGCGCGTACAGCGTTCTCTAAGAATGCTGCTGGGTTTGTATCGATGCGAGGCTTTGTGTATGCCATCGCCTTAATTGTAGGTGCAGCAGCTTCTACAGCCGCGGCCTCTACTGGTGTTGCTTCAACTGGTGTGGTTTCCACTTCAGTCTCGCTTTCTGTAGGTAGGGTTACTTCATCGGCAGTAGGTGTTTCCTCTGCTGCGATCTCTAGAACTTCCGCAGACTTAAAGGCTGGTTCAGTTACTAGAGAAACTTCTTTTAATTTAGCCGCAGTTACGACTGTGTATCCATCGCGTGATGGCTTTGATGAGATGATCTCTGCGCCGATAGATAACCCGGCAACGAGTCCTTCGCTAGCCATAACGAGAGCATCGTTACCGCCAGTAGAGCGTGAGAGTTTGAAAGTAGCGTAGATGCCGTCCTCGCGTGTTTCTGCTGCGATCATGCGGCCAACAGGCTTTTTCATATCGTGTTGCGATAGCAACTTGATCTTAGATACATCAGCGATCTCGATAGATCCTGCTGCGAATGTATAAGCGCCGAGGCTAGTGTTGCCTACTTCGCCAGTTCCCATAGGAACGATCTTGCCTGAGATTTCGCGGCGTTCCTCGCTGCACTCAATAGATCCTGCTTCGATGTATAAGGTTTCCATTAGTCATCACTTCCGTTAGGTGTTAAATCTTCCATTTCCATCGCTTGCTCTGTAGTAATTAAACCTAGTGAGAGCATCTTTTCTAGAACCAATAAACGCTGCATTGGTTCAACGCGAAGGAATGAGGAGTCAAGATCGAACTTTACATAGTGTCCAGCCGTTGAAATATCGTCCATAGATAGTCGCTGTTCGATCGCGGATATGTACGGCTGGAACGCTAGTGCAACGAGTTGCTTGCGCTCGTCTAGGATATTTGCATAAGTCATCGAAGTGTTTTGATCTGCTGATACATAGTAACTTGGGATACCGCATAGGCGGCTAATTTCAGTTGCTAGGTTTTGGATCGCTTCGTTATAGAGCATATCTTTAGGTGAGAATGAGACTGGAGAGTATTCCAAAGTAGAAGTTAGATAAGCAGTAGCGCGGTTCTGTCGGGCTGACTTCCAAGCAGCTAGTAAGCCTGCAACTTCTGTAGGTGGAAGGTCTGCGCCGGTATTCTTTAAATAACCTGATGGCATTGGAGTAGATGCTGCAACCTGCGCTGCGCGTTGAATGTCGATCGCCGCTTGAATTGTGCGAGCGCCAGTAGTCAAGATGCCTTCATTGAATGACTGAATAGTAACGAGAGAACCAAGACCAGACATAGGGCGAGGCTTGCCATCGACTAGATAAGCAGTAACGAATTGACCATACGGATCAACCTCAGTAGTTACGCGAGTATTAGCAACCCACTCAAAGACTGCACCGCGATTATCTTCTTGATAGGTCTCGGTAATTTCGAGGAAGGCTTGACCAAAGAATAGGAGGCTATCAACCAAGTAACTGATAGTTACAAATTGTGGTTGGTGCTTTGAAAGTTGCTTTACCCATCGAGGCGCTGGGATTTCCTCACCAGTAGATGCCTTCTTATATTCAAGGGGAATAGTGCCTACTGTACAGAGCAGATCCCGGCATCGTTTAACTGTCGGAACGCTCATCGCTGCATGGCGAGTAACTGAAGGGCTGTAATAGTAATTTGATGCATAGAAGGCATCGCCCATAATTTGCGGCGCTGCTTGTGCTTCTAACACTTTTGGCTTACGATCGAATAGACCCATAGAGGGCAATTATACACTACATGTAGGTCATTCTGCGTAGATAGCCGCTACCTGTTGCGGTTTGTAAAGCATATGCACAACCATGGCGGTTGCGATAGCGCCAGAGACATCGCCAGCAGATTTTCTTTTAACAATACGCCAAGCAGAGTCGTTAACCTTAGCTGCACAGTTATTCATCTGCTGTATCCAGTTAGCCTGACCAGAATGAACCACGCGAAGGTTAACTAAGCCATCGAGCAAGTCTCCACAAGCCTGATAGAACGATGCTCCGCTAATATCCTGAGTCATACAGCCAGCATTAGTTAACTTATCCGCGATGCTCTGGGCTGTGTATTTATCGAAGCAGATTTGGCGTGGTCGATAGTTATCTGACCAGCCTTTAATATCGGCTGCTATTTTAAGATCGTCAACTGAGACAGCGCTCTCCCAAGTCTGCAAGATGCCGACTCCGATGCGACCGTCTGGCAATATCTGACCAGCAACGAGAGAAGCATTACGCCTCGATGGTGAGACATCGAAGCCAAAGACTGTGTAACCGCCCGGCGGGATAGTTAGGTTGCTATCGCTGGTGTCCTCCAGAATGCCATGCGGCCAAGGTGAACTTAGGGAGTCGATCCATTGGCAAAGCAACTCGGTGCGAGTATTTTCGATAGGCGAAGTCGCTACCGACTCAGCCAAAGTCTCTTTAGTTACGAGATAACCAAGGGCAGGGTTAGCCAGCGCCCAAGATTTAGGATCATCTATCTTGCAATATTGAGGTGCTGAGTATTCGTAGAATCCGAAAGACTTTGGTGGGTTATCTAGCGCGCGTTCTCTTAATCCGTTTAGAACTACGCTAAAAGCATCTCCAGCGTTAGAAGTCAGGAAGGTATGAGCATTAGGTCTGGCTCTAGTTACCGGCATCGCAGCTCGATAACCTTCCTCTGACCACTCTCGAACTTCATCGAGGAATAGCGCATCTGCTGATCTACCGCGAGCGCCATCTCTAGTTGCTGCTACTACATCAAGTCTGCGACCGTCTTTCATCTCGATCGACTCAGTACCGTTGGCGTATCTGATCTGCTTAACCAGCGCCATAAGGTTCTCGTTATTCTCAAAGACATGGGCTACTTGGCGAAAGGTATCGAGTGCCATCGAGCGGTTAGATGAGGCGATGATGATGTTCTTAGACTCCCACTTTAGAAGGTGAGCCAAGATAAGCATACGAGTTAGATGGGTCTTACCGTTCTGCCGGGCTACCAATAGCAGGTTTGTCTTGCGTATCCATTGACCCTTCTTGTCTACGCGGAGCATGTCCGTTAGCACGAACTTCTGCCATGGTAATAGTGGCATCTTGATAAGTTCTGATAACTCAATTACATCTGCAACCTTAGAAGCGCCCTTTAAATAAGGGCTGTGAAGCCTAGGCTCAGTTGCCCCTCGTAACGCTCGTGATCCTTTGGCTGGCATCAGGACTGATCTGGCTCTGGTCGGGCGGTAAATGGACTGTCCTGGTGGATAACCGATCGTGTTGGGGAGGCGGAGCCAGAAAAGACAGGGGGGGTAGGCACCCTACCTAAAAAAGACGCTTGATTTCGACTGCCTTTAGATGAGTTGCATGACTGACAACAAGCAACCGCGTTCTCGAAGTTCACTACCAAGTCAGGTGCTTTGCTAATTGGAATGATGTGATCAACTGTCGCAGCTGGTGCTGAGCAATAGAAGCATGACCACTGATCTCTTGCCAATACCTTTAAGCGAAAGGCTTTGTAATCTCTAGTAAGTCTAGGGTCTCCACGCTTAGCCATTACAGATCACCATAACATGTATCGCATATCAACCAGTCAAGCATACGGATCAGCTCATCTACTATGACCTGCTCACCGCATCTGGTGCAGTTGCCATATTCCATTACTGCCAGCCTCTAGTCTTTAGATGATGTAGCGCCTTGCAATAGTCCGGTATCTCATAGTCAAGACCATAGCGCTTAGATACATAATACCAATAGATGTAGAACTGATAGTCATAAGGCTTACCCTTCATAGACTCACTACGCATCTGATAGTAACCATGATGTGAACCATTAACTGCATCTATCTTCCAACGAGACTCTCTATATACGATCTCGTTATGGCATCTATATTGCTTATCTGTTAACTGCTTATTGGCTAATAATTTTAATGGCACTATTGAAGCCTGACTACTAGGCATACTTGCAATAGATAGAAGTATCCCAATAGCGACGGCTAACTCTCGCGCTACGCCTTTCAGGCGCGAGTTGAAGCCCTTAAGGCTTCTAGCCGATAGAGTACCATTGGTGTCAAACTC